CCCTTCAAAAGCGATCCACGGCTCGTGATCGGGCGGGCGGTCAGGTGGTGGCGTGGACGGACTTTCTGACCGTCTATGCATCCATTACGCCGAAGGTGTCGAAGGAGGTGAAGGCCGACAGTGAATTTCGTAACGTCGTTACGCATGAGATTGAGATCCGTTACCGGACCGGAATAGACGCGACGCTTCGCGTCAAGTACGGTTCGCGCTACTTCAACATCGAATCCGTTGCGAACGAGTTTGAGCGCAATCGGTCGCTCCTCCTTTACTGCGTCGAGGGGCTCGCTGATGGCTGACGAAAAATACGTAGCCGGCCTGAATGATCTGTCGCGGAGGTTACTCGCGTTGCCGATGACACTAGCCACCAAGTCATTGCGCCGTTCCGTGCTGTCGGGTGCGTATGTGATACGGGACGAGGCGCGAGCGACGACCGAGTTTGAGGACCGATCAGGCCGCTTGCGCAGGGCTATCATCGTCAAGTTCATTCAAGAACGTTCGTCGTGGCAACAGATCACGTACTACGTTCTGGCAAAGAGTGGGAAGCGATTTCAACATCAGGGGCAACGACGTCCTAAGGGCTTTGTAGGTCCTTTGCAGCAGGTAAACAATGACGCCTATTACTGGCGCTTCCTCGAATTCGGTACCTCGAAGATCAAGCCACGTATGTTCATGCGCCGCGCGTTCGTGAACAAGCAGCAATTGGCTTTCGAGCGAATTGTGGCGACGCTTCAAGTCGGCATGAAAGAAAGCGTTCAAGCATTGGGAGGGACGTGAAATGGACATTGGCGATCTGCTCACGCTCGCACTCCAAGGGCTTTCAGTCGGGTCTCCATATCCCGACGTTTTCCCTGACGGTTTTGCGGGGTCCGGCTGTGTCTACACGCACTTTCGCGCGACGAGAAATACTTTTCAAGGTCCTTCGGCGTGGCAGAACGAGCGCGTTCAGATTGACTGCTACGCTGCGTCCAAACCTGCCGCCGCGGACCTCGCTGTTGAGGTAAGCGCGGCAATGGGCGCGCAGTCCCCGTACCTCGGCAGTCCAACGATATTTTCAAGCCTAGAGATTTCGTCCACCTACTTAGGTGTGGATCAACAGGTGAAGCTGCACAGGCACATGCTTGAGTTCTCAGTTTGGTATCAACCCTGACCGCGAAGGCGGCTTTTCAACCCCGAAAGGAGTAAGTACAGATGAAGAAGTTCTTCAAGAAGTACGGAATGCAGCTTGCATTCGTTGCCGTCGTCATTGCCGCAGCGGCGATCTTCGATCCGTCGATCGCCCTCGCGTCCCTGCTCGCCACCACGTCCACTGCGCAGCTGGGCAATGGCACGATCATCCAGATCTCGGTTGGCTCGCCAACGGGCTTCATCACGATCGGCAACGCGCGTGATGTCAAGTTCCTCGACGGTACCAGCCAGGAAGTGGACGTCACGAATCTGACTTCGACGTGGAAGGAGAAGCGACTCGGCCTGCCCGACGGCGGAACCGTCACGTTCAAAGTGGACACGGACTTCGGCGATCCCGGTCAGGCGGCGTGCTTGGTTGCGAAGAATTCGCGGACAATCTGCGATTTCAAAATCATCCTGCCCGCCGGCACGACGCCCAACGTCACGTTCCTCGGCTACGTCAAGAAGTTCAACGCGGGGACGTCCGTCGACAACCCCGTACAGTCCGATGTGGAGTTCCTCGTCACCGGCCCGGTCTCGATGGCCTAACATCATCTTTTCTCCGCAAAAACTCTAAAGGAAATCAGCCATGAAATTTTTGTCACGCGAACAAGTCCTCCAGGCGAACGACTTGACCTTCGAGGATGTGCTCACGCCCGAGTGGGCCCCGGACAGTCTGGACGCCGCAGCGAAAGCGGAGTTCGGCGTCCGCGTTCGCAACCTCACCGGAAAGGGAAGGGGGCAGTTCATCGCGGCTTCGGTCGGCATGAAGGCCGCGCAAAAGCTTGCGGCGGAAACCGGGGTTGCAGCTCCGGACTCCACCGCGGAAATCGAAGTCAAGCTCATCACCATGTGCGCGGTGGGCGAGGATAACGTCCCTCTGTTCACGGAAGCTGATGTCAAGGCGCTGGGAGAAAAGAGTGGTGCTCCTATCGGTCGCATCGCCGCGGTCGCGCAGCGCCTGTCGGGCCTGACGGAAGAAGCGCAGAAGGCAGCGACAAAAGCCTAAGGGCCAGTCCAGAGCGGAAGTTCCTGTTCCGCCTCTGCCTGGCCCTTGGCATGCCGCATCCGAGGTACCTAGAAGATCTCCTCACCTCGGCTGACATTGTGGAATGGCTCGCGTATGCGAACGAAGAACCGTTCGGTCCGCGCCACGATGACTTTAGGATCGGTCAGTTAACGGCCCTACTCTTCAATGTCAACCGGGGGAAGGACCAGCAGCCGATGAAGTGGGACGACTGGTTCCCGTCGTGCGAAAAGCTTGAGGAGGTTGAGCAGGCGCGGGAAAAGGCTGCGCGTCCTGACGTGCAGGCGGACAACGCGATTGCTCTTTTCAAGGCGTTCAATAAGCGATTCTACGAAAAGGAATGACCCGAAGATGAATGCTAGTCTTGGCGATCTCGTAGTCTCGCTCTCAGCAAACATCGCGCGCTTTGAAGAAGCGATGACGCGCGCGGAATACAAGTCTCAGATAACCGCAGATAAGATTGCTGGATCAATGGCCACCGCTGAGAGAGCGGTGGCCGGTCTGGCTGCTGGGTTCGCGTCGTTCAAGACTGTGGAAATGTTCGCGAGCAGCATCGACGGGGCCATAGAAGCTTCGGCGCAACTGAACAAGATGGCGGAGCAGGCGGGGACCACAGCTGCCCAGCTTTCGGGCCTGCGCGCGGTTGCGCGGTTGTCAGCGACGGACATGGATAGTGTCACGCGCACCTTGCAGTTGTTGTCGAAGAATATGTACGAGACCGCACAGGGAACGGGCAAGGCGATCAACACGTTCGCCGGCCTTGATCTGTCCGTCAGGGGCACGGGCAAAACTCTCAAAGACAATGCAGATTTCTTGCTCGAGATTGCCACACGCCTCGAGAACATGGATGACAAGACGCAGCGCGTTGCGGCGGCCATAAAGCTCTTAGGGCGTGGTGGGGCGGAGATGCTTCCGTTCTTACACGACCTCGCCACGCAGGGCGCGATCAATGCGACCGTCACCAACGAGCAAGCGAAGATGGCGGAGGTCTATGAGCGCTCCCTCATCAAGCTAAAGATTGCGCATCTCGGTATCTACAACACGATCGCGCAACAAGTGCTTCCCGTGTTGCAGACATTCGCCAACATGATGCTTGACGTGCAGAACGGTGCCGACGGCTTGGGTGCAAAGACCAAGGAGTTGGCGCAGCAGAACGCAATTCGTCAGTGGGCGATTGACGCGGGCATTGGCATCGCGATGGTCGTTGACGGGTTTCGTTACGTAGCGCTGGGAATCGAAATTGCGGGCAAGGTCATCGTCGCACTTGGCTTCATCTTCATAGGAGTTCTCCAGACAATCGGCGATGCGATCGGTGCCGCCTCTGCCTCGCTCAACAGCTTCCGCCTCATCATCGAGGGCATCGGCCTGATAGTCTCGGGCAATTTGTCGGCGGGGATCGCCAGCGTCAAGCAAGGTTGGGACGAACTCAAGAATGGGTTCAGCGGCTTTTGGACCGACGTTAAGCAACGGATGACGAACGTTGGCGAGACCGTCACGGTGCTGACCGACGACATTGACACGATGCTCGGCAGCTTCCAGGAAGGGAAGGCGGTCAACGCATTTCTTGATGCGCTCTCGAAGGTTCAGACCAAGTTTAAGGAAACCTCGAATGCCGTCTCCGATAACGGCAACGTCATCGCAAAGTACAAGCGCGACGCGATTGACGGGCTGACGAATTCCCTGATCGTTGAGGCGGCGAAGCTTGAGGCCAACATCAAGTGGATGCAGATGTATGGTGTCGAGACGAAGGCAACCAACGTTGTAGCGACCGCCGCGAAGCTCGTGGAGATGGAACTCACCGGGCAGTTGCAGGAACACGCGGCGAAGACGGGCAAGAGCGTTGAGGCGATCAAGCAGAGAACGATGGCCTTGGCGGAGCAGCTGGACAAGGACCAAGAGATATACGCTTTCGAGAAGCAGCGGATCGCGGGGTACGATAAAGAAGTCGAGGCCCTGCAAAAACTTTCCGAACAGACGACGAACATTCGGCAGCAGGCGGAGACGTACGGGTTTACCGCGGAGCAGGTAACCCGGTACAACATGGCGATTCTTCAGCAGAAGATCGCGACGCTCGCGCTGTTCGATCCCGAAGGTCGTTTGATCGAGTTGTACCAGCAACAGCTGGTCGAGATGGAACAGTTGGCGACCGCGCAACAGGGCGTTGCGAACGTCAAGGGCGTCGTGGACGGCGTGAAGCAACTCGCAGACGTCATCGGTACGTTTGCGACGAACGCCGTGACGAAAGGTCTCGGCGGTGCGATTGACGGGCTCCGCCAATCGTGGCACGCGTTTATCTTGCAGATCATCTCCGATCTTGCGAAGAAGTACGTCCTGACGGTCATCGGCAACTACATTGGCGGGCCCGCAGGAGGTTCACTCCTTTCAGCGGCTGGCCAAGTAGGACAGAACACCCTCGCGGGCAGCGTGACCAATTACCTCGGAGGTGCTGCGCTCAACTACGGCGCTGGACTGTCGGGTGGCGGTTTGGGCGTTGCCGCGTCGGGTGAAACGGCCAGCGCGATGCTCGACAGCTGGCTCATCAACAACGGGTTCTCGAGCTTCGCTGGAGGCACCGCCGTCGTCATCGGCAATGCAGCGAACGGACTCGCTGCGTCTCTCGGTGTCGCTGACGCTAGCGCTGCCGCATTCGGTGATGCGGTTGCTGCCGCGGTCCCTGTGGTCGGCTGGATCGTAGCGATCGCCGGCATACTGTACGCCGTACTGGGTGCGAAGCCCGGCGGGCCTAAGTTCGGTGGTTCGACGTTCGAGGGGGGTGCTGTTCCCGGCACTGACAACGGGCGATTCTTTACGCCGAATCAAGCTGACGCGGACCTCGCCAAGATGGTGCTGGACATGGGCAAGGGATTTGACCTCGTGTCCACAATGCTTGGTGGCAAGTCGCATGGCGATCTGGGATTGAACTTCGGTCTTGGCTTTGACGAGGACCCTTCGGGTAGCGCTCATAGCCGCGTGTCGGGCGAGATTGTGGATAAGCTGGGCAACATCATCTACAAAAATCTCGACCAAGAGATGGACGACAAGCAGGTGCCCGCCGCCATTGCGCTCGAGTTGAAACGAGAATTCGTCGCTGGGCTTCAGAACGAGGACCTTGGTAAATACATCAACGACCTTTTGGGTAAG